AGATCAGTATCGCTTAACGCTTACACCGGATTTGCGAATAATTGACGCACGATACACAGCAAGACGATTGAAAGGCAATGGGAAAAATGTTCTTGTAAATGTCAAATTTCTTGCCTGCTTTCAGAACCCGTATTTTTATCAGGCTGAAAACATGAATACAGGCGTTGTAGTAACAGAACCCGTTTGTCGCAAGGGTAGTGAACTTATAGAAGTTCCAGTAGGTTATTTAATGCCGATACGCGCAACCGAAGTTCAGGGCGATTACTACGATTATGCGGATATGCAGGGGGTTACATGAATGACTTACACTGATCTTGTAATCCAAAACCTACGGCGCGAAAACGAAGCGCTTAGAGCAGAACTCGAATGGAAGCAAAAAGAGATCGAGCTTGCACGGCGGTATGAAATGCAGTGGATAAGCGTGAAGGATAGGCTGCCTGAGGAATGGATTGACGACGACAATAACACCTACATCAACTATCTGATTTATATGCCCTATTTCAAAGCAGCAGGTGTCGGGGTATATAACGCTGACGAAGAAAGCTGGCTTTTCAGAGGTGTAGAAGTAAAAGTGAGCCACTGGATGCCCTTACCGGAGCCGCCGAAGGAGGACTGATAGAAATGGCGGGAGCTAAACCGAAAAAGCCTACAAGGGTATGTGGCAATTGCTATCACGAATATGCGTGTTTCTACGCAATGGGCGGCTGTGGGCAACTAACGAACACAGACGCGACCAACTGCGTGAATTATGAAACGCTGACCGATATCCTTGACAAACACGCAAGAGTATTTGGATGGGAAAAGATAAGGAGGACTGACAATGGCTGAATACATAAGCCGCGACGCAGTATATACGGCATTTGCGAATGCTTGTACAGACGTACTCGAAAGAGCATCCGAAATTATTTATATTGCTGGCTTTAGCTATGAACGCGTTATAGAAATACTGGACAATATACCAACTGTCAACGTCGCGCCGGTGGTGCATGGACGGTGGGAAGAAACAGACTTAGTAGAATTGCAGGGGACAACAAGCGAGACTATGCGAATATCAAATGCGGGGCTGCGCTGTTCTATATGCGCACATGTGTTTGATAAAAGGCTGCTTTGGAAGGATAACTACTGCCCTAACTGCGGTGCGAAAATGGACGGAGGTACAAATGAGCCTGTTTAGCGACTACGAAGCAGAAAGGGCATTTACTGAAAGCTATCCGTTTGGTGTGCCGGGTGACGCATGGCGAACCAAAGACGGCACGAAGATCAAAGTATCAGAAATGACCACACAGCACATCAAAAACTGCATGCGGATAGTCGGTGTGAACGATGGCTGGTATGCGGTGTTTCAGGAAGAATTGAAAAGGAGGGTATCAAATGACAGACGAAACAATAACATATAAGCCTGTGAAAAACATATCAATTGAAATTTTGGACTTTCTCGACTGGTTTTCATCGGGTGAGCCTAACGAATACGAAAAAGGCATTATAACAGGTTTGCGTATAGCACAGACGATTGCTGAAATCGTAGAACGAAACAGCGAGGTAAGCGAATGACAGCGGCAGAAGCGAAAAGGATTATACATCCCGACACGACAGTTGAAGCGCTTGCAGAGATCGAATATTACGGCGGGTTTAGCGGCAAAAAGGCTGAAATTGCTGCGGTTGACGAGGCTTGTTTAGTGGCCTGCGTCGCGCTTGATAAGCAGATACCGAAAAAACCGACGAACTTACGCGGGTTTGGTAAATATAGTACGGTTATAGGTACATGCCCTACCTGTGGCGGCGGGAATAATTCTGAATACCCGTACTGCGGTTTCTGCGGTCAGGCGCTGGACTGGGAAAAATAAAAAGGAGGATTGACAAAAATGGGAGCAAGACGAATTTCTAACGCTACAAATGAAAAGATCATAGCGCTGATGTCCATCGGTAAGACAGCTGAGAGCACGGCTTTTGCTACTGGGTGTAGCTTAAGCTATTGCAATAAGCTATGGACAACTACAAGGTATATAGCTAATGCGCAGTGGGATGAGCTTATAAAATATTCGAAAAGCGCAACCACTGGGGGGGTGATCGTCTGGGCTTGCGAATACCTCAACACGGAGCTACCGCAGAAAGTCTCGGAGGCTATCAAGGCCACAAAATATCACAGTGCGCAGTCTAAAGCGGAAGAAACGGCGCCCGAATCCGTTGCCATTGATAACACGGCGACCGCAATTCTTAAACTGCTTGAAAAGCTCGATGAGGCAGTGAACACCATAACGGAAGCCGCTGATGATATATGCCAAACGGTATCGACGGCGCGTAAGTTGAACGAGGACTGTATAAACGCAAACTTCGATGTGCTAACTGCTACACTTCGTGACGGCATTGAAAGCGTTAAAACGACGATAAGAAAGGGACAGAAATGACACGCGGTGAATATATGCGCAAGGCGCGATTGGATGCGGGGCTAAACATCGTACAGCTATCCGATATGTCCGGCATAGCACAAACCACGATAAGCCTGCTTGAACGCAAATCACTACGCGGTGGCTGGATAGATACAATAGAAATCCTTGCCGATGCGCTGGGCTTGAGCATTGACGAATACATAGGACATGAGGTGAAAAAGCATGAATGATCGAGAACTTGTGAGGGCGTTAAAAAAAGCGGCAGCACAGATAACAGTCAAGGACATACCAAACAGCAAGCGTAGCTTTAAAGAGACTTTGAGAGACATTAAAAGCCTAAAGGACAAAGAGCTATTTAATGCAGCGGCAAATAGAATAATTGCTTTGAACGCGGAATATGAGTGCCCGAAGCCTAACGGCAATGTTTGCGATATCACTTGCGAAGCGTGCTGGGAAAAATATTTTCTTGAAGATACGGAGGACTAAGCATGGGTAAGCAATCGGCGTTTGCAAAAGCCGTGCAGCGTGAAGTGAATATTCAGCTACAGCTTTACGGGCGCAACCGCATGCAGCTTGCGGAGGACGCGGCGTTTATGGCCGCTAATGAAGTGCTGGGCTTAGGCTCAGGCAGAGCAAGGGCATTCGGCGAGGCGTTTGTAAGATATTCAAACGAGATCGCTGATTTGGTAGTAGAAGACAGCAAGGCCGACGATGAGATCGTATACGCAAAAGCCGTCCTTGATCGTCGTATCCGTGAAATAGTGGGCGAGGATAACTTTTCGCCCTTTGATGAAAGGTATGGTAGGCGATAATGGCTAAAAACGTAGGCTGGGAAGCCAAAAGTAACCACGACGGCAGCTACACGGTTACCGTTAACGGCAAACAATATTATTGTGCAGATACGCATGAATTTCTGCACTTTTTAGAAGATATCGGCGAAAGGTGGGAAGATAGTGAAATTCGAAAAGGATGAACGGCCTGAAGAATGGCGACCAGTTGTCGGCTATGAAGGACTATATGAAGTTAGTAATAGAGGCCGAGTTCGTTCTCTGCTGCGCAAGACGAGAATTAAAGACAAGTCGAACTATGTCATGGCACAGAAAATGGATAGAAGAGGCTACAGACGTGTGAATCTTCATAAAAATAAGAAATGCAAAGCTTGCCTTGTAAGCAGACTTGTAGCGATGGCGTTTGTACCTAATCCAAACAATTATTATCAAGTGGGGCACAATGATGACAACAAGCTTAATAACAACGCTGAAAATCTTTATTGGACTTATCATCAAGAAAATTTAACGCATAACGGCTTGCACCTTAAAACGAGGGACAAACGTCAAAAGAAAATTAAACAGATAGCAGCGGCATTATCTGTACCGGTGATAGGTACAAATCGGGAAACAGGCGAGGAAGTTTATTTCCCATCAATGCAAGCGACAAAAGCAATGGGGTTTAGGCCGAACAAAGTTTCTCGCTGTTGTGCGGGAATATGCGAAACGCATTTTAATTATTTGTGGAGGAAAGCATGAGAAAATTTGAAACAGGTGCAGTAAGAGATGATAGCGACGGACGCGGCAGATATGATTTGCTGCCGTGGGGCGCGATACACGCCCTTGCGCAGCACTGTGAGCGCGGTGCGATCCACTATGGGGAAAGGAACGTAGATCGAGGAATACCCCAGCACAGCTTGATAGACAGCGGCATACGGCATCTTAGCCTGTACATACAGGGCGACGCGGAAGCGCATCACCTTGTAGCGGCGCTGTGGAATATAGCGTGGGCTGTGGAGCAGGAAATAAAACGGCCTGAAATGGTTGATTTGCCCGAACGCGGCGAACATTCAGGCATAGCATTTTGAAAGGATGGGAAACATGAAAAAACTACTATACGCAATACGTAAATGGCTGATTGATATTCTCGGCGGTGTTCCAATGTGTTTTTATGACAGCATGGTCAGCTTGGCAAACCATTTCAACGAGCAAATAAATGATTACCGCGTAGCTATCCGTGAAATCTGCCGCCGCAGTGAAAACACCTATTACGACTGGTGCTGCGATCAGTGCGCTTGCGACTGCGATAAGCGTAACGGCTGGTGTAACGGTTTTGAACCTGTAAGCTATGGAAAGTGACTGCCGTAATTGCCCGGATAGAACGCCGTTTTGCCATATTGAATGCGATAGCTACAAAACCTATTGCGCAGATAACAAGGCCGATAAAGCGGCGAAAAAGGCGTATTTGGACAAGCATAATGCACCGAACGGCGTATTGATCAACGGCTATATACGCCGAAAGAAAAAAACAAGATTATTCAATGGAAAGAGGGTAAAATGAATATGTATTCTATAGAACGACCGTTAGAGCCGCCTGATTTTCCTGCCCCAGATTGCATATGCCAGGAATGCGACGGTTGGTTTTACGGCGACGATTTAATGTACATTTCCAACGGTCGACGCTTATGCCCCGATTGTTTCAGGGAAGAAATCAACGATTTGCCGACCGACGAACTTGCCGAACTTATCGGCGCAGAAGTAATAAACGCAGAGGATGCAAGGGAGGTGCATGAACCATATGGGCGAATGCGTTATCGTTTACGGTAAATCCGGCAGCGGAAAAAGCCGAAGCCTTTTGAATTTTGGCGAGGACGAAATTTTTCTTGTCAACGTCATAGCAAAACGCTTGCCGTTTCGAAAAAAATTTAAGTATACAATGGTCAGTGACAATCCTGTTAAGATCATGAACGGCCTGAAAAAGATGCCTGTAAAAACAGCGGTTATCGATGACGGCGGTTATTTAATGACTAACGCATTTATGCAAGGTCACTCAGCCCC